TACCGTGAGCAACACCATTTGCGAACCTCGCGCCGCGATCTTCGACACGTGGACGACCGCGTCGTCGACGATGCCCAGCACGATGTCCGGCTCCAGCGCCGCGCGCCTGGCCCCCGGAACGATCGCTTTCTTGAGGCAGCATCGCACGGTCGTGTCGCGGGCGCCGGTCGCGTCCGCGCTTCCTCCGTCCGACGCCATCACCTGTCCGCTACCGCTTCCGAATCATGCGTCGAGGTGCTCTTGAAGCGTCGAACTTTCGAGTGTGGCTCTTTCCGATAGAGAAGGCGTTTTCCACGAAATTGAAGTCTGGAGAGTTGGTCTGGAGGTCGCTATGGGTGCCCTTACGTCCTCCGCAACCAAAAAACGGTCCCGGTTGCAGGAGCCTTAACGCGCGGTGCGCGATAACGCCGCGGGTGTTGGAGATGGCGAGGAGCAGCGTCCGCTTCCCAAGTGTTTCATTTTTGTCTGGGAACTCCTGTAAAATGGAGAAGGAGATCGCGAGGAGAAGACTTTTTCGCCGGCTGGGCTCGAGCGCGCAGAGCCTGGTCATTTGCGCTCACGCGACGTTTGACAGCAAACAATTCTCGCGAGATCCTGTTTTTCCGAATAGTTTGGGAGACGCGAAGTTGGATATCGAGCTGCGGAAAGGACTCGCCGAAATAGAAAACGCCCCTCCCGATAAAACCGGTCGAATCTCCGCTGTAAAACAAAAAAAGAATTTCGTTTTGGTTTACGGAAAAATGCACGCCGTATCGGTGCCTGCGGTAGCCTACGACAGATCGCGAAGCGTCTATTCCGGAAACGATTTCGAACGCGACCTGTGGATGGCGGTTTACAGGTACAAAACGCTCGATATGTTTCAAGGGATATCTGCGAGCGTGCCTCCGTCGGTTTACAAGGCGCTTCTGAAAATCGAGCCGCGCGCGGTCGAGTGCTTCGCATCTTTCTTCAACCACACGCTTCCGGGCGGATACTACGGTTTGTTTCCGGACGTCGAGCGTCCCTTCGGCTGCAAAGGCAGCTTTTTCGCGATCAAGAAACCCCTGCCCCTGATGTTGTGTAACCCGCCGTTCGAAAGGTGCGTGATGAACGCCTTCGTCGATCGGATCCGGGAGCTGCTGGACAAGGGGCCCGGGGAAGCGCTCGTCATCTTGCCCGCTTTCGACGTCGACGACCGCAGGAGTCTGAACGCGTCGGAAAAGTGCATACAAAAATATCCGGTAGACTACGAGACCGACGTCTACTACGGACCGCTCAAGACCAGCGCGTACAACCGGTGGTGCGGAGTGTACTGCAAGGAAACGTTTCCCTACGTCGACCTGGCCGTCGGCAAGGTGGTGCACTACACGAGCACCGTGGCGGTGTTTCTCTCGAGCTACAAGAGAAACCGGCCGGCAGTCCTGGAAGCCGTGAAGCGAGCGCTACCCAACCCGGATCTCGGATGCGGTACAGAGATCAAGAAATAGCGAGCGAGGACCGGATCTTTGCCCACTCCGCGCTGCGTTCCTTGTACCGCTTGCCGTCCAGGACGCGGCGGAAATACGGTATATTTTCTCTCCGGACGTAGTCGTAGAACATCGCGTCCCACTTGTCTTTCCAGCCGCCCTCGTCCCCGTACCCGTTGCCCGACATCTTCGCCACGTATCCCGATCCGGATATGTACGGCTTCCTCGCGACGGTCGAGCCTGTCTCCTTGGCGTAGCCCATCGCGGACAGGTTGCCCACCATCACCCAGTCGTACGCGTCGATGCTCACGACCTCCGTGAACCACCGGTAAGCCGCGCCGGCGCGGTGCCCCGAGAGCACCATCGCGTTCAGCGCGACCATCAGGCGCTCGATGTGGTGCAGGTACGCGGTCCGAGAAGCGCGCGTCACGACGTCGTCCAGCGGCAGGATCCCGGTCGCGCCTTCGTACCAGGCCTTTCCTGGCCTCGGAAACGCCGAGAACGCCTTGTCGAGCTTCGGGGTCCGCCTCGCGTACACGATCGCCATCAGCTCCCTCCAGCCCAGGATCTGCCTGACGAACCCCTCGACGTCGGACTCCGCGGCGCCGGACTTTGCGACGGCCTCGCATACCTCCGCGGGACTCAGCAGGCCAACGTTGATCGCCGCGCTGAGGACGGAGTGGCCCAGGAAGTCGCGCCCCCGGACGATCGCGTCCTGGTACTTCATGAGGAAAATCCCCCGAGCCGCGTAAACGCGCAGCCGGGCTAGAGCCGCTTTTCTGGTCGCCGGGTAGTAGCAGCACGCTCGCGCATCCCCGAAGTGGTCCGGGTAGGCGCGCTCGGCGAACGCGACGGCGGCTCGGGCGGCTTTCGACATCGGAGCCTTCTTCGGGGGCTCCGCTTTGCTGCTCAAACCGTCGTCCGGCGGTGCGCGGTTGGACTCGTCCAGGGACTTTGCGCTCTTCAGAATTCCCGTTTTCTCGCGAGCCGCCTTGTAAACGGAAACGAGCTTCTCCGCCCCCGAGTATTCCGTCGGATTCAATACGAAGCCCGGGTGAGGCTCAGTCCGAAGATTGCGAAGCTTTTTCAGTTTTTTCTCGACGAACCGGTCCATGGGCGGGTAAGCGACGACCTCGGCGGTCTCGAGAGAGCCGTAGAGGGCGGCTACGGCTTCAGGGTAGCAGACCTCGGCCCCGAACTGGGCAGCGTATTCCGTCGCGGCGGCGACGAGGTACGCGATCTTGCCCTTGTGGATTTTGAACGTGCCGTCGGGACCCTCGAAAAAAACGGGGTCCAGCGCGACGACGACCCGCGCCTCGGCGTGCTTGACCGGAAAGAGGTGCGTCGGCATCAGGAGACGCACGGTCATTGCTTTTGTTTATAAACGGCGATTGTGTTTTTTGCATCGTGAAGCATTTGCGATCATCTTTTTACTTATTTCGTTGGGTATTCAACTGGGTATCTGAAAGGTACACGGGGGAATACCACCAACTACGAATTGTCGCGAATTCATAAACTGTTATTTCGGAAACACAGGTCGTTATTTGTTTAACAGACGTCATATCAATCGTTTTAGTATCTGAATATACTGTAGGGCTCAATACATCGACTCCAGTTTGAATGGTTGATCCATTGTATCTATACCATGCAAATATTTTCATTGTACCAGTAGTCGGATGCGGAACTGACGGAAAAGTCTGAGTGGTAACTCCCCCAACCTGAACCATTGAAAACATGCTAGATTTATTTGAATACATATTTATTAAGGTATTACCTGTAGTATTATCATTTGTTATAATTCTGAGACCGAAAGTACCAATGTTATATGGATACCCTGGATTCGAAGCTGTAAATCCACTTAGATCTACGGTTACTGTGCATCCAGTGCTATATCCATTGGTAGTTGGTACTGCGTTAAATTTATATACATTGAAAATATTATTTGTAGTCTCGGGTTCATATGTAAAAGGAACCCAAGGATCATATACGATAAGCTGTAGGGTCTTAATCGCCGCTGACCCTTTTTCTGTTGACCAATTATCAGCAGCGTCACCAGCGGTGACAAACGCGTAGTATGTTGTACTTTCGACAAGCCCCGTCAATACGGTCGTTAATACGTTTCCCAGCGTAGCCCTGAGCGTTGCACCAGAGAAAGAATTGGCGGTGTTCGTGTAAACCTTGTACTGCGTGACGCCGACGTTGTCGGTGAATCCGGACCAAGTTACAGTAAACCCTGTTGTCGTCGCTGTACCGACGGTCACAGTCGCGCTCGTCGATACAGGAGCCGTTGCGTCAAGAGTCGTTATCGCCGACGACCCTTTTTCAGCTGACCAGTTGTTGGCAGCGTTACCTGCAGTGACGAACGCGTAGTACGTCGTACCCGGACTCAAACCAGTCAATACGGTCGTCGCTACGTTACCGAGCGTAGCCCTGAGCGTTGCACCAGAGAAAGAATTTGCGGTGTTCGTGTGAACCTTGTACTGCGTGACGCCAACGGCGTCGGTGAATCCGGACCAAGAGACGGTAAACCCTGATGCCGTCGCCGTCCCGACGGTCACGGTCGCGTTCGTTGATGTCGGAGCAGCGTTGAGAGTCGTTATCGCCGCCGACCCTTTTGCCGTCGACCAATTGTTTGCAAGGTCGCCGGCGGTGACGAACGCATAGTATGTTGTCGAGGAACTTAGACCCGTCAATACGGTCGTCGCTACGTTACCGAGCGTCGCCCTGATCGTGGCACCAGAGAAAGAATTTGAAGTGTTCGTGTAAACCTTGTACTGAGTTACACCTACGTTGTCGGTGAATCCGGTCCAATTTACGGTGAACCCTACTGTCGTCGCCGAAGCAACCGTAACCGATGCTGAGCCCGATGCAGGCGCTGTGCCGTCCGCGACGACGACGTTGCTAACTGTGCTCGACTGCACGCTCAGACCGCCGTGGTCGAACACCTTGATGTAGCCGCCGTACGTCCCCGCCGCCACCGTAAACTCTGAATACGTCGACGAGCTGCTTCCGCTGATGTCCAAGTCGGGAGTCCTCTTCACATTGCCGCTGTCGTAGAACTCGACCTTCTTGAGATTGGAGTTGGTGTCCGCCGCGCTCCAAGTGTATCGCAGTTTTTCTGCGGACGGCGACGTCAGGGTGAACGACGAGATGGTCGGAGGGGAGTACGATATCGATACGTTCGTATTGGTCGAAGTAGCCGTTCCGGAATCTGGGTTCGTGTAAACTTTCATGTAGCAATTGTTCTCGGGGGTGTTGTACAATCCGGTATCGAAGTTGTACGAGCCGGTCGAACTCGATCCGCTGATGTTCGCCGTGCTCCTCAACGTATTACCGACGTAAAACTCGATCTTCGACAAGTTTCCGGAGTCTGACACAGCCGTGTAGCTGAACGCTACGCGTCCTGTGCCGTTAGTTCCGGAGCTGTTACCGGTAATACTCTGGGCGGAGAACGTCGGTGCAGGGCGCGTCACAGTTATCGACCCAGAAGCGGTCGCCGTGTTATCGGACTTGTTTGTCAAATACGAACTGTTGTTGTCGGATGCCCGGTCGGTCACTGTAAAAGTTAAAGAGTTGGCCCCGTAGCTTAGCCCGGTCGCGGTGAAAGAACCGTTCACCGACGTGCCGGACAGCGATTGCGACCCTGTAGCGTTCCCCGAACAAGCTATAGAACGGAGGCCGCTGCCTGAGTCGCTCAAGTTGTACGTTATGGTGGCAGTCGTTCCGGTGTTCGTCACTGTGGTCGTCGTTATCACGGGCGCAGACGTGTCCCAAGACCTGAACGTCTTCACCGTGGTCGTCGAGCTGTTACTGGCCCCGTCCGTCACCGCGACGATGACATCGTAGTTCGTGAATGATTGCAACCCGGTAACGCTGAACGCCTTGTTCCCAGCGCCGGATGATATTGTCCCGGTATAGTCGTTCGTCGATGTCCCGCTCCTGCGCACGTAGACTGTCCCGGAAGTGATTCCGGTAAGATTGTCCGCGACGGATATAGTTATCGTCGCCGTCGTCGAAGTGTCTTGCGACCCCGACACCCAAGCGGCGGTCGGCGCAACGTTGTCCAGGGCGATAGACTGGGGACTCGTTCGTTGCGCTGTCGACACGTTGCCGGCGTTGTCGACCATCCGTACACCGTCGCTCCCGTCTGTATCCCGGATATCGTCGCAGTCCCGCTCGCGGACGTGGAAGTCGTGACTCTCTGCGTGTTGCCCGAGTCGGCCGCCGAGTCGATCGAAGTGTTGGTAAACGCCGCGCTGCTCGTTGTCACCATCATCTTGACGTGCTTCAGACCGGACAAGGAGTCCGAAGCTCCGGACCACGTTATAGTGACGCTCGTGCCGCTCGCAAGCGCCATAGTGGGGTTGGCGTTCAGCGCGGGCGCCGTCCTGTCCCACGTCCGGCCTCCGTTGTTCTGGATGGCGTACGCGCTGACCGTCCCGTCGTTCCACGCGGACGTTGACGAGCTGAACCAGCCCTGGTTGTCTTTCGCGGCGGCGAAAAAGTAGTACGCGGTCCACTGGTTCGGAACGTCTGCAGCGGCAAACGTGACGGTCTGGCTCGTCCCGACGACCGCTGACTTGTTCGGCGTTAGCGTCAGCACCGAAGACGCGGCCAGAGCGGTTTGGTCCGTCCTTGCGTATATCCTCGCGCTGCTGAGGCCGCTCCCGCCCGTCTCCGACAGCGTGTACGTCACTATCACGCTGCCGTCGCTTTGGGCCTGCGCGTTCGAAATCGCAATGACGGGTTTCGTGAGATCGTAGGTCCTGCCTCCGTTGGGGATGGCCGTTCCGGTAACGGACAGCGGGTTCTGCACCGGGTTGAACGTCGTCGCGTGCGCCGTGGCAGCCGAGCCGTTGTAGTTGCCCTGGTTGTCCAGCACGGCGGCGTAGACGTGGTACTGTGTGTACTCTTTCAGCGTCGTGACGTCTCGAGTGACGCTGTTGGCGAAGCTCGAGGTCGTGTTGGACAGAAGCGTTTCTCGCACTCCGGCCGAGGTCCCGAACAGTATTTCGTTCTGCGATATCGAAGCGTTCGCTCCGGCGGATTCTCTGAAGAAAACGCCGGCACGATTGATGCCGCTGTTGCCGCTGTCCGTCACGCTGACGACGATCCGAATGGTGTTGCTGTTTCCGGCGTTGGTGAATGTTGTTGTGGTGATCGATATCGCCGGATTTGCCGTGTCCCAAGATCGGCCGCTGTTGTTGCCGATGGCGAGCGAGTTGGCGTTGACAGAACCGGTCGTGCCCCCGCTGTCGTACCAGCCCTGGTTGTCTTTCGCGGCGAAGTACACCTTGGCGTCCGTCCAGCCGCTCAGGCCCTCTATCGTCGCGACCTGGTTCACCGACGACACGTTCGCCGTGTTCAGCACGACCACGTTTACCGCGCTCGTCGTCGCCGCCAGCACCTGGTCCCGAGTCATCGCGCTGGTCGACGCGGCGACCCTCGCGGCGTTCAGCATGCTGTTTCCGGACTCGGTGAGAGTGTAGACGACGCGCAGCTTGCCGTCGGTGGTCGCGCGGACGTCCGAGACGTTTATCGTCGGGGGAGACGGGTCGTAAACGCGCTCGCCGTTGTTGCCGATCTTGGTTCCCGTGACCGGGCCCGGGGAGTTCGCCGCGGTGACGGACCCGGGGGGCGAGTTGTACCAGCCCTGCGAGTCCTGGCACGCGAGGTAGAACATGTACTTGGCGTAGTAATCGAGCTGTCCCGCGGAGAAGCTGTGGACTTTGCGCGTTCCGGGAGACGCCGCGAGGTTCGGAGACGCGACGATGGCCGTTCCGGATGTCGCGGCGTCGAGGACAGCCTTTTGGTCCGCGGGGGCTGCCGAGCCTTCACGCACCGCGACGATCTTGGCGCTGCTCAGTCCGCTGCCCCCGCTCTCGTCCAGGTCGAACGTCACGGTGACCGAGCCGTCGGTGTTCGCGACGACGCCCATTCTTCATGATATTCCAGAATTTTGTGCGAACAGTGTGTGCGCAGCAGAAAGAAAACACGTTTAGAATATATACGTCGCTTATCAATTTCCGTCTTGGTCTCGTGACTGTAATTGTGGTTGCGTTACTGCGACTCAGTCGCGGCGGGAAACGCGCGCGCGTGCGTTCGAGAGTGAATGAATATAAGATCCCGATAGAGCCAACAGCCAACAAACAACAAACAAACAAAATTTCGAAATGTCTGTTCTTGAAGAGTGCGAGATGATTCTGGGCGAGGACGTCGAGGACGATTCCCACAAGGCCGAGATCTGCCGCAAGGCCGTCGCCAAGATCGGCGTGCTCGCGGCGGCGGCGAGGAAGATCTGCGAGGAGGCCAAGTCGGACGGGGACGGCGACCCGGTCAGGACCCTTCTTTTGTTTTGCCAGGTGAACTCGCTCCTCTCCGGAGTGGACGCGGTGCACCGACTGCTGAGGCAGGCGATCCCCGAGGCGGACGAGGCCCTGCGGCAGCTCTTCGCGGTCAAGAAGGGACCTTACAGGAACGTTAACAACGACGTCGAGACGCAGATAGCGTACAGCGAGCCCGTGTCCTGGGTCGTGGTCCCGGCGCTAAAAGTGATCGTCCACACGCTGAAAGATCTAGAGGACCTCGCGTCCAAGCCGAAGTGAGCGAGCGATATAAAGGAACGGTTTTTGTTGTAATCGATTGATATTCGTATTCGAAACAGTGAACAATGCTGATATTCGATAGTTTGAAGCCGGAAGAGCTGCTCCTCCCGGAGGGCCTCGGCTTTTCGCCAGACAAAGTCGCGCAGCGCAACGCCAAGACCTCGAAGGCGATCGAGGCCGCGCTCGAGGCGAGGTCGCGCGGGCCGTCGGAGCGCATGCGGCTGGTGAGCGTGGGGTGGCAGTGGGTGTACGGCTACGGGGCGAAGTGCTTCTTCGAGCCGGGGCCGAGCGGCAGGCCGTGTTTCGTGCGCGGGGCGAACGCTTCGGGAAAGTCGTCGTTCAGCGAGGTCGTGGGGCTCGCGCTGTTCGGCGCGGCGGCGAGCTGCTACGTCGTGAACGTCGGTAAGCCCGACGAGGCGCGCGCGTGGGTGGAGGCGTCGTGCGCGGTAGGCGACCGGATCTACCGCGTCCGCCGGGAGTTCGAGGCCAAGAACGACAAGCTCGCGCAGACGGCGACGGTCGTGGAGGACGGGACCGGCGCGGTGGTGGCCGCGGGGAGGCCGGCCGTGGCGGAGTGGGTCGGCAGGTTCGTCACCGCGGAGGACTTTCTGCTTCTGGACCGCAGGGACGCGGACCTGCTGGCCATGAAGCCCGCAGAGCAGAAGGCGATCCTGGACAGGATGTGCCGCTCCGAGGCGGTCCAGGCCGAGATGGCCGCCGCGAACGAGGCGAAGAAGGCGTTCAAGTGGATGGCGACGGCGCTCGAGAGCGCGCGCGACGCTCTCCGGGCCGCGAGCGCTTCCGATCCCGACGACGGCGCGCTCGCGGACGCCATGCTGGAAGCGAGGCTGGCGGCGAGGGAGGTCGCCGTGTGCAGGGCGCAGACGGCGTTCGCGTCTTCGAGCAAGGCGAGGGCGTCCGCCTCTCTCGCGGGCCTCGTGTCCGACGACGCGGTCCCCAGGCGCGTGCCGGGAGACGAGCTCGCGAGACTGCGAGACGAGGAAGGCGCGGCGAGATCGGCGTCGACGGCGGCAGAGGCGAGGCTCCGGGACGTTCTCCGGCGCGAGCCGCCGAGGCTCCGGGACGTTCTCCGGCGCGAGCCGCCGAGGCAGACCGCCTCCAAGGCGGAAGACGCGTCGTACTTGCTCGAGAAGGTCGAGCGCTACAGGGAGGCCGACGGCCTGTTTCGATCGATACCCCGGCCCGTCGGGGCTTTCGATCCCGGGTGCTGGGCTTGCGTGGAGAGGCACGGCGCGGACGTCCAGAGGCGAGAGGCGGCGGAGAAGCGCCTGGCCGAGATGGGCGTCGGCGACGCGCGAGAGGTCGCTGCGAAGCTGAGGGGATACGAGGCCAGGCTGAAGAAGGCGTCCGAAGAGGAGGCCTGGGAAGCCGAGGTCGCTGGCGCGCGCGAGGACGCCGAGAAAGCCGCCGCGCGTCACCGGGAGGCATCGGAGGCGCACCGGGAGGCGCGCGTCGCGAGCCAGCTTTTCGAGCTCGGCATGACGCCGGCCCAGCTCAGGCGCTACTCGCTATCGAAGCTGCCTTCCGTGCTCCAGGCGAGGATGCGGCTCCTTCTCTCGGCGCAGAACTCGCGGGTCGCGGCGGCGAGCGAGCTGAAGGCCCTCCGGATGGCGCGGTCGGCCAACGGCGTTCTCGGGGCGGCGTACGGCATCGAAATCTCCGGAGAGTGGACCGGAAGCTCTGTGGCCTTTCGGTTTTCGTCCCCGGGCGGGGCGTGGATTCCGGTTGATAAAGCGAGCGGATTCGAGCGCGCGGTGATATCCCTGGCGCTGAAAGCGGGGCTGCGCGAGCTGGGCTGCGGGTCGTCGTGCGGCTGGATGGTGATCGACGAGGCGAACTCCGGGTTCGACGAGGCGAACGCGGGAAAGCTCGAGGCCTTGCTGGAGGGGATTTCGAACCTCGGGCCGACGGTCGTCGCGCTCGTCAGCTCGGGAACACCGATCGCGGGCGAAGCTGTCCTGAAAGTTGTCGGCGGCCACAGACACCTCGAATTCGTCCGGGCGTAATTTTTTTTCTCATGTATATATTATAACTTCAAAATGGGAGGCGGTTTGCTTCAGTTGGTTGCGTACGGAGCTCAGGACGTGTACATTACCGGTAACCCCCAGGTGACCTTCTTCAAGCTAGTTTACCGCCGGCACACTAATTTTTCGATGGAGACCATCGAGCAGACCTTCAACGGCAACCCCGACTTCGGCAAGAAGGTCACCTGCACTCTCAGCCGGAACGGCGATCTCATCCACAAAATCTGGCTCTGGGTCACTCTTGGCGACGTCAAGGTGAAAGCTGGTAACCAGTTCCGCTGGCTGAACTGGCTCGGTCACCTCATGATCAACTACGTCGAGTTTGAGATCGGGGGCCAGAAGATCGACAAGCAGTACGGCGAGTGGATGCAGATATACTGCGAGCTGACCATGAAGGCCGGGCACTCCGCGGGCTACGGCAACATGGTCGGGAATACCCCGGCTCTGACCAACATGAGGAATACTACAGAGACTTGCGATGGTACCACTCTATACATTCCCTTGCAGTTTTACTTCTGCAGGAACCCCGGCCTTGCCGTGCCTCTCGTCGCTCTTCAGTACCACGAGGTCAAGATCAACATCGAGTTCCGTCCGCTAGCAGATTGCGTACACTCCGTCCAGACTTCTGATCTATCGTATGTCGTGCCCGAGGGTGCTGCCATGAAGCACGCCTCTCTTCTCGTGGATTACGTCTTCCTCGATTCCGACGAGCGCCGCCGGTTCGCACAGATCTCGCACGAGTACCTGATCACGCAGTTGCAGTTCACCGGCGAGGAGAGCGTCTCTACTACGAGTGCTGAGAACTCGTTCAAGTTTAGGCTCGCATTTAATCATCCGACCAAGGAGATCGTTTGGGTGGCCGTCAAGGAGGACTTCATCAAGGACGTGAAGAGCTCAGGCCCTCCTAATGGCAGGCAGTGGTTTAATTTCACGACGAAGGTCGACAAGACTTACCTGACTGGAACAGCTCTCGACCCTCTCGGCGGCGGAATCGGCTTCGGCGGCAGCGTGTTCGACGACCTGACGCTTGACTCCGCAGCATCAAACATACCAAACGCGGTCGCTGGAGTGAAGGATTACACAAAGTATGATTTTGGTACTTTGAGTGATATCGGTACCAACCCCACAATGAAAGCCAAGCTGGTGCTCAACGGCCACGACCGCTTTGCCGAGCGCGACGGGCGCTGGTTCAACCTCGCCGTCCCCTACGCAACCCACGAGAACATCCCTCCCACCGGAATCAACGTGTACGCGTTCGGTCTCCGCCCCGAAGAGCATCAGCCATCCGGTTCAATCAATTTCAGCCGGATCGATACCGCAAACCTCCACGTCTCTCTACATGGTAAGCTTGGAGAAACTATCGGCTACAAGGTTAAGATCTACGCCGTGTCTTACAATATCCTGAGGATTATGTCCGGCATGGGAGGCCTAGCATATTCGAATTGATTGGGTATGGGTGGAAAAAACACCGGGTGGGTATGGGTGGAAACATCCGTGGTGGTGGATATGTATATAACAGTCGCCAATAATACGAAACTATCATAATTACAACACAATATTCGTTATCGCTCCTTATTATTGTTCTTCCTGCAAACATTGTCAATAAAATGTCCTACATTTCTGGAAATCGCGGGCTCGTCGGCGGACACATGTTCGGCAGGGAGCTCAAGAATCGCTTCAGTTGTTCCATGGGCTACGTCGTCGTCGAGACGAACCAATCTCCTGTCATCATGGACCGTCGCTCGCACGAGCGGTTCCTCGCGGAATTTCCTAAAAAGAGCATTTATATAGCCCAAAACGGCTACGCCTACTTCATGTCCGGCTCATCGCGCCTGCTCCACATTTGGATCGCCGAGACCTTTCTCGGACCCAGGACGGCACCCACTGTCGACCACGTGAATCGCGTCACGACCGACAACAGGATCGCCAACCTCAGGTGGGCGTCTCAGTCTCTGCAGAACACCAACCGGGGCTGCGTCAGGACCGCCGCCACAGCCACGCCTCTTCCCGGCATCGCGCCAGGATTCACCTCCGCCGACTTGCCGAGGTTTGTGTACTACCGGCCTTCGGCTGTCGAGAAGACGGGAGCTACTCGGGGAGACTACTTTGCCGTCGAGCGAGGCGACGTCCGCAGGAAGACGGAAACTCGCAAGGAACTCACGCTCCTGGACAAATACTACCAGGCCATCGCCATCGCCCACGAAGAAGGCATGCTTTGCGCGGCGGACGATCTCGACCCCGCCGGTATAAAGCTCCGCGACGAAGCCATTGCTATTTTTTCGGAGCACGCGGGGCTGGGAGGGACGCATCATCCCGTCGCGTCCGCCCCCAAGGCTGACCGCCCGGAAATACAGGAGCCTTCCCCGTCGTCCGCGGACCAGTCGAAGCGGAGGCGTACGGAAGAAGACGCACCTCAGAAGACCGTCAAGCTCGAGTCGACCGGGGCGCTGTACAGCGTATACTTGAAGTCGGGCGTGCACGTCATCTGCGACGAGAAGAACAGGGCTGCGGCGGCATCGCTGGGCGACTGGTCGGTCGAGCGTTCGGAAGGCGCATCCGTCGCGATCAGGCAGGCGATCCGGACCAATAAGAAGACGACGCTCAAGGGAGACCGCGAGGCCAACTTGTGCACTTTAAAAAAGACTGGCAACCGCGTTCCCCGCGTCGTCGTGTGTAAACCTCCGCCCGGGCTGGAGGTGCCGCACGGGCTGCTCCCGATCGACATCAGCGTCGCATATCATACCGCGAAACCGAATTCTCCGGAGAAAGACAAGTTTTCAAACTTTTCGATAACGGGAAACCTGCTCAAGGCGGCGGGCGTCGCGTGGCGGGGGAGCACAAGCGTCACCGTGCCGCTCGCGACGAAATACGAGCAGGCGCTCGCGAAGCTCAGAGAGGTCTACTCGATTCTCGGGAGAGACCTCGACGCCGAGCACGCCGAATACGTCGCGCTTGTATGCGAAAATAGATACATCGTAGATGCATTTGGTGCTTGACCGACATGTTTCGCTGTTTATTTATATATTTTTTTTTTAAAAATGTTGTGTATAAAATAAATAAATGACTGTAGAAATATCCGATACAACAGCTCGCATATTAAAGCAAAAATCTCTTGGACTGATAAGTTTAGCGTTTGAATTAGTTGAACAAAAATCAGAAGACAGTAAACATAAATTCATCTCCTCGTTCCATGACGTGGTACGAGAAATAAACATACTCCTGGAACAAATAAAAAGCTATAAACCATCTAAACCATCTAAACCATCTAAACCATCATGGCGCGGAGGCGATACAAACAAACTGATCACATATGGTGGCATACAAACAATCTTGCAAAAACCTGATATTATAGATCGTCTATCTGGTCTTTCTGAACTAATTAAAACAGGACTATCTAAAAACGATAAACGAACATTGATTAGGGGCACTGTATTGATTATGGGTGTCTGCGCATTTGTAGCAGGATCGATTGCAGGTACAGTTATTAGTTTTGGCGCACTTGCCCCTGGTCTGGCCGGTTTCATTGCGCTTCTGAATGCGTTTATTGGTTTACCTTTAATATTTGTATATATAACGGTATCTATCTCCGAAATGCACCGTGTAGTCACCGAAGCTCGTAAAAGCAAAGAATTGAAAAACAGAATCGAGCGACTTGCTATCATTCAAAGCGATATTATCGAATCACTAATGTCTGTGTCATTCTCGAAACAGGCCGCACACTTTACTATTTTAGTTCGTGTAGCATATGGTCTCGAAGACAACACACAATCCTTTATAGAAAATGTCATCAATGAAATCAATTCTGAACCGGGAGATAATAGAGAATATTTAAAGAGAATCGTAAACTTTGATACGAACGACTCGTACACAATATTTAGTGGGCAATTTAATTTTTCAAATTGGTTTGACGTTCACGATTCATTTGACACAAGTGGCAGCAACATGTCGCTTGCGGAAGCGTACGTAATAGCTTCAGAGTACCAATCGGCTCTGAGCCGAGCAGATTTACGGGGAATAGAGGGAAGAGAAGAGATACAAAAAGAGATCATTAAAATAATAGCAGATTTTAATGTTGAGATTCCAACAAAATCGACAGATACGGAAAAGATAGAAGATGCGTTGCAGATTATACAAACACTGAAGGAAATGCAAACACCCCCCCCGCTACCTGAAAACGCAATCCAGTTTTTTGAAGCGATGGGATTTCGTACTGTTCATGATACACTTGCATCCATGTTGACAAATACAGGAAGAAGATAAAGAAACCTTTGCTACTGGACAACTGCGCATGCTATAGTGATTACGAGCCCCAATACAATACATTGCCACTTGTCGGAATCTTTCTTTTCACCGCCACCAACCCAGCCTGTTGTCGAATGGATCAAAGGGTTGTTATTTTGAAGTACAAGTTCATTCGTGTTCTCTATCAACTTTTTATATGTGTATTTTTTTTTCAGGTTAGAAGAATTACTGTTTAAATATATATCGAAATCAAAACCGGCGATTAGGTTCATTATTTTACGACTTATACAATCGCGGAGGAACACCGAGGATGTCCGTGGAATTACCACGTCTTGTAAAGGATGATACTTATTTAGAGGTGGTTCTACATCCTGAATATATAGAGACAATTCTGCATGCCTGTTTTTGAAAAACTGTTTAAGAATCGTAAATCTTGTATCCAGTATGTCGCTTAATGCCTCGTACGTTTTATTAATGATCTCGTTGTGAAGTCTGTCATCGGTATTATATTTTTGTTTAGATTCAAAAAAAGGCGTGTTTGTGTATAAATCGTAGATTTGCTCGCTTTGTAAAATAAAACATAATTTTAGTACGCTATAATCAGAACACAGGAAATTGGGCATGAACTTCTTGTTATAATCGTAATGATTATCTGGATTTAAGATGTAAGTTTGTTTTATCAAATCATATATACGATCTATATAGAGATTATCGTAATCGTCTCTAGCTAATCTTGTAGTTTCTATAGTTGGTTTTTGGTATAATGTTTTAGCAGTTTGATAATTAAATTCTGTAGGGAAGTTATACTTTTGTATTTTTGCAAGCATAAAAACCAGCTGACATTCTATGTACTTGATTTTATCAGACTTCACTTCATTATTAACATGTAATTTACTTACAGGCATTGAAAATTGGCTCTTTAAAAAAAAATTAAACACATTTTTTCCTATATATCCGAGGGAAGATCTAACCGGTAATATATTCTTTTTCAACTGTAACAAGTTCACGGATTCTAAATATTCATTCTCATCTCGAGTAAATTTATAATTCTTAACAAAACTGAACAATTTATTTGCAATGTTTGGAGCAAATGTAGCCATAGACTTCTTTTTGTAATGGTAGTTACCAGACCATGTAGACAATAAATGATTTTTGTAATAGCTTTTAAACAACTCAATATTGTTTGTTATTAGTTGATTGAACTTCAGAAAACGAAGATATTTTTTCTCGGTGACAGGTATATTAATTTTCTTAGGGGGTTTAATTAAACCCAATTCACCTAAGAGATGAGCATTAATATCATATTGGCATAATGGGCATGTGAGTATTGTCGTGGTGTTGTCTGACTTATTCTTTAATAATTTGTTAACACAGCCTTTATCACTTTCGTTCGGACGATAGCACGCACAATGACCTTCTTTAGGACAAATGATTAGTGGTCTAATGTCGTGTGTATACGAATCATAGCATATACAACATTCATCATCTGTCAAACAAAATAGTTTGATTTCCAGTTGTTCTCCGGGAGGTATTTTGTGGTATGTTTTGAAATACTTCGTGATTTGAGTTGAAAGGGAGTCTAGTGTTACATTTGGGTACTTCTTTGTATTCTTCATAATCATGTTTATAAGTCTATATGCGACTATCTGGTTTATTTTGTTGTGACCATCTTTCATATCGTCGAACACAGATTTATATTCGTCAAAGTTTATTAATGCTGGTACGACTCGCATTTCAATACCATCAGTCTCCATTTATTCACTGGGTTATATATTTTTTTCCTTGAACTTTATGAAAAAAAAAATGTGTAATTACAAAAAATGGGAGGCGGTCTGCTTCAGTTGGTCGCTTACGGGGCGCAGGATGTGTACATTACCGGGAATCCACAGGTGACCTTCTTCAAGCTAGTTTACCGCCGGCACACTAATTTTTCGATGGAGACCATCGAGCAGACGTTCAACGGCAATCCGGACTTTGGAAAGAAGGTCACCTGCACACTGAGCCGGAACGGCGATCTCATCCACAAGATCTGGCTCTGGGTCACGCTGTCAAAGGTCGAGGTCATACAGGGGACGCAGTTCCGCTGGCTGAACTGGCTCGGTCACCTCATGATCAACTACGTCGAGTTTGAGATCGGGGGCCAGAAGATCGACAAGCAGTACGGCGAGTGGATGCAAATCTACTGCGAGCTGACCATGAAGGCCGGGCACTCCGCGGGCTACGGCAACATGGTCGGCAACACCCCAGCTCTGACCAACATGAGGGCTCCGCCTTCCCCGATAATGAGTGTGGTAGCGCCTGTTCCGCAGTCGGAATTCGTTCCCGGTTGCTCGTTGTATATCCCGCTGCAGTTTTACTTCTGCAGGAATCCCGGCCTCGCCGTGCCTCTCGTCGCACTCCAGTACCACGAGGTCAAGATCAACATCGAGTTCCGACCGCTCGCCGAGTGCGTGCATTCTGTGAACGCCGGGACGTTGCATTACCATGCTCCGGGCGCCCGCATGGAACACGCCGCCCTGTTAGTGGATTACGTCTTCCTAGATTCCGACGAGCGCCGCCGGTTCGCGCAGATCTCGCACGAGTACCTGATCACGCAGTTGCAGTTCACCGGCGAGGAGAGCGTCTCGAGCTCGAGCACTACCGATTTATCGTACAAGTTCAGGCTCGCGTTCAACCATCCGACCAAGGAGATCGTGTGGGTGTGCGTCAAAGACAGCTTCACGAAAGACGTCCAGAACAAAGGCCCTCCTAATGGCAGGCAGTGGTTTAATTTCACGACGAAGGTGGATAAGACTTACCTGACCGGGACCGCGCTCGATCCTCTGGGCGGCGGAATCGGCTTCGGCGGCAGCGTGTTCGCCGACAAGGCCATCGGTGTCAATTCTACGTCAGTGACCAATACGTCCGGGTCCGTAACCCAAACTTACGACAAGTACGACTTCAATTTTTTGAAAGATATCGGCGACAACCCTACGGTGAAAGCCAAGCTGGTGCTCAACGGCCACGACCGCTTCTCCGAGCGGGACGGGCGCTGGTTCAACCTCGCCGTCCCCTACGCAACCCACGAGAACATACCTCCCACCGGAATCAACGTGTACGCGTTCGGCCTCCGCCCCGAAGAGCACCAGCCCTCCGGTTCAATAAATTTCAGCCGGATCGATACAGCAAACCTCCACGTCACGCTGAACTCGGACGCAGTCAACGAAGGGTGCAAGGTCAAGATATACGCCGTCTCTTACAACATCCTGCGGATCATGTCGGGCATGGGAGGCATGGCATTTTCGAATTAGATTCGAACGACATTATAAATGGGGCCGGCGCGAGGACTACTGCGAGTTCTCGACCTGTTCAGCGGCACCGGGAGCATAGAAAAGACGCTCCGGAAAATAGTGCGGAAAGTGGAGGTCGTTTCGGTGGACCTCGAGCCCAAGTTCAAGCCGACGATCTGCGCCAACGTACTGGAGCTCGACTACAAGGCGATATGGTCTCCGGGTGAGTTCGACGTTGTGTGGCTGTCGCCGCCCTGCACCAACTACAGCCTGGCCCGCAACTCTGTGCCCCGCGACTTCAGGCTGGCGGACAAGCTGGTGAAGCGGGGGCTGGAAATAGTCGCCTACCTGAAGCCGACGTACTACTTTATGGAGAACCCGAGGGCTTTCCTGAGGCTGCGGCCCTTTATGAAAAAGTACGACAAGGACATCAACACCGTCAACTACTGCCAGTACAGCTACCGGAGCGACGTGTACAAGTACCCGAAACCGACCAACATATGGACGAACAAGAAGTTCGAGCCGAGGGTTTGCGAAGCCGGAACTCGGTGCAAGTATTTCGTGGGGACGAGCCACCTGTTCACGGCGCAGAAGGGCCCGTCCATGTCGCTGAGAACGTCTCTCGGCTCTATAAAGTCCGAGGCCGTTTACAAGGTGCCACAAAAGCTGATCGAGGACCTGTTCGAAGACTTTGTGGACAAAAAAATTTGAACTACGCACCGACCAAAGATACAACAATCAAAAACACACACAACCAACCAACCAGCAAACGAGAAAAATGTCTTTCGACCGGAAACCGGAAGAGTACGAGGCCATGATCCGCGCGCTCAAGGCCCAGAACCGAGAAATGGCCGCCAAGCTGGCGGAAATGATCGCGACGTACGAGGCCAACCACAAGCTCCTCGAGGAGAAGATCAAGCAGATCACCGCCGAGATACTGTCGATCGTCGACGAAGGCGGTGCCGCTCAGGGATGAGTGGGCGGCATGCCGAACTTTTTCATCTGCGTCGTCGCTTTTATTTCCTGCTTGGGCCTCTGCGCGTCCATGGACTGCCAGCCTCCCGAGTTTTGCGCGGGATCGTAGTCTGTAAGCTTTGTAGCCAAAAGCCTCTCTCCCACCCTCCAGTCCATGCCCATGTCGCGCACGAAATAAGACGCGACGATCATTCGTAAACGATTGTGTAAATAACCGGTTTCCTCGAGAATCTTCATCGCCCGGTCCACGAGGGGCTGCCCGGTTTCTCCTTTCAGCCAGTCGTCTGCTTTTTTATTATCGGGGAGGCTCCATTTTATTTTTTGCCTGTCCGGCCGAACGTGCGCGTTGGGAGCGGAGAGAAGCTGCGGGTATCCGAACGCCAGGTGGTAGTAGAACTCGCGCCACAGCAGCTGCCTGGCCAGGTCCTTGATGCCCCTGCTGCGCGACACGGCCATGACGTCTGCGACGTCCAGACGCCCGAACTTCAGATGCACGCTCAGCCGCGTCGTCCGGAGCTTGTAGTCGTCTCGAGTGCTCCCGTAGTCGTCGAAGTCGCCTCTTTTCAAGCGCTCCATCGCCGAGTCCGCGCCGACCGTTGTCGTTGACGCGGAAGGAGACGGGTCCGGGACAGAAGGCGGTCGCGTCGAGCCGATTTTTATAATTGGCGCTTTTTGCGACGAGCCCAAAGCAGCCCGAGAGGGAAGAGGCCTTTTTTCGGTGTACGAATAGAAAGCCGAAAAGGACTTTGGGACGGTCCC